AGTTTAGGTTAATCTTTTTAACCAACTGTCTTTTATCCCAATATTCAATTTCAACAGCATTGCCGGCGTCTTTTGCTTTTTTAAGTTGTGCCTGCATATCTTTACGTTCAGCATACCAACGCTTTAGTAGTCCTGGAATAACACCTTCAAACTCTGTTGTAAATATTGTGCCATTGGCACTAAGCATCCACGGATTATGACTATCAAAGATTATCTTATATAGTTCGGCTCCGCTCATTACTTCAGTTTGTCCGTTTTCAAAGTCGATAGTCAACGGAATGTCTTTACGTTGCTCCATAACGGCTTCGTATTCTTCAGTACTAAACCGTCCTTCCCAACTTCCTGCAAATGACTTTTTCTTTAATCCCATGTCTTCTTGTACACGGGCTTCACTTATCTCTGGACGTATCTGTCCTACAACAGTTTCAGGTGCCATATTTAATGCACGAATAACACTCGGATACAGTGAATTTAAATCCATTGAAGCTACCCATTTGTGCAAGCCTTTCTTTGGAAACGCAACATATGCACCTGCGGCTTGTGTGTTTTCTGTGTCGTCTCGTCTTTTACGATTAGGAACTTGTAAGCCTCTGTTATGTGCTTCGTTAACAATACCTTGCTCTGTAACAGCAACAGCACCCATAGTAGTTTGTAGCATCACAGTATTTTCGTGAGCAACTGTGTTAGAAAGATCAATAAATCTTAGTTTCTTGTCTAGTTTGTCTAGTAGTGCGGTATCTTGTATGTTGTATTCAATAAACTTTCTAAAGTCGTTATTGTATAGTTGATCAAGAGTACCTTCATATGGTACTTTGTTTTCGCCTACTTCAATTTCACCAATTGCATCTAGTCGATATGTATGACGTTCTTCGTATGTGTACTTTCGATATAGTTCTAAACTATCTAAGTGGACGCGGCCTACTAAGTCAAACGTAACAGCAGCCTTACCGTATTTTTCATACTCACGTTTCTTAGGCAACTGTCCCCACAAGCAGAATCTACGTGTGTCGTCTTTGCTTAGTACACGACTAGTTCTGTTTACAGTATAAGGAATATCATACCCTTCACTGTTCCAACCTGATAAAATATCAGCGTCTTCGATCAGCGTTAAGAAAGTGTCAATCATATCACCTTCTTTTTCAAACAACATTACGTTGTCAATACCTTCAAGTTCTGCTCTTGCTTGCTCCATAGTAAGTGTCTTAGGTGGAACAGCAATACACACCATTGTGTCAAGCCATTGCAAATATACACTTATAGAAGTAATAGGCATAAACGGATCACTAGGATCAGCAAAGCCCTTTTCAGGATCAAAGTCTGTCTCAATATCAAAAAACGCAATGTTTAGTTTAGGAGCATCTTGGTTAAGATAGTTTTCACTTAAACATTGGAAGATAGGATTTACATCGCTTTCAAAAAGTTCTTTGTCTCGATTAATAGCAACTTCTTTTCGAAAGTCTTTTGTATTCTTACAAACAATACGACTTAATGGATCACCATAGACACTCTTATATTTGCCTCGTTGATCCTTATAGTAAAAAGTATATTTTGCTTGATATTCACGGAACTCACGTTTACCGTCTTTGCGTTCAACAACTCTGATAATGTCAGAGTCGCGATCAAATAGTGCGTCTACATAACTCATTTATTCTCCTACGTTGCTTATGGCCAACTTAACCTTCTACATGCCTGACAATTGTCTTTGGCGTTATTAGTACTTATTAGAACAACAATCCTGCAATATAAATTACGGTTAGTCCTGCGTTCATTACTATAAGACTTTTCTCTTTCCATAAGATACCTACTAGTATCCATAAACTATTACTGATAATGAATGCCCAAATATACAAAGGGTAAACATTAAATGCGGCTAGGGTAGCGGCAGTTAGCAAACATACTGTTGCCACCCACGCTAGCCATTGATAAGGTTTTACCACCATAGTGATGCAACCCCAAATCCAAATATATTTACTACAGCAAAGTATCCAGTTAGTAACATTACCCAAGCAGCACCACGTCTATAGGCTGCGTAGCATTGTGTAACACTGCCTATTAGGAACCCTGGATACACTATAAGCATATTAGGGTTACTTGCTGTTAAAGCAAGAGTTAGACTGGCATATACTGTGAATACAAAACTTACTAATTCAAAGTAAAACGCTGTTTTATCACTGGTATAACTATCTACCCAAAATGCTTTAATCTTTTGCATCTATTTGTCCTTACCGACCGTTACTACTAATGTTTCAAGATCGTCAAAGTCATTAGCGACCTTTTCCCAATCTCCTTTTTGTGCAATCTTGATTGCTTTATTAATCATAGACGGTTTAATATCTAGTTCTTCTGCTACAGCCTTAACTGTATCTTTAAGACCTATATTTAAGTCTTCTATTTCTTGCATTACGGTTACGCCTTCGTTAACAAGACGCTCCAATTTAGCCTTTTCTTCAGGGCCATAGGTCCTACTGCTCATAAGTTCTCCTTTGAGTTTAGTTTGTAATTATTATATTATATAGGAAGTTTGCTTAGAAGTCAAGCAATTATTTTGATTTATATTCGTATTCTTTTAATTTACGATAAAGTTCATCTTTGATAAATGATTCTTTTTGTGCCTTGTCTTTAACAAATGGCTTTTTGTGTGACTTGCCCTTCATTACAGTGCCGTCTGGCATCTTGTGTGTCGGTTTTTTATTCTTTTTATTTGCAGTAAGTTTATTTACTACAGCGCCAGCAACTGCTCTACCTGCCACAGCTGCAACAGCTGGAAGGATTTCGTCAGTGCGTTCTTCTTGTAGCATTTTTTCTAGTTTAGCCACACGCTCTTCAAGTTGTGCAATACGTGTGTCTTTATCTTCAAATGTAGAAGGTATTGGTCGATAATCTTGGTCTGTTATTGTTTCTACTACACGATTTGGTTGTGCTGTAGTAACACCTGCAAGGGCAGCAAAATCATTTACACTATAGTTCTTATCCATTTGTAAACTACCCTGCGGTACATCTACACTTTCCTGTAGGAAGTTTTCCTTAACTTGCACACTTTCTTGCGGTTGACCGCCATTAACCATGCCCATTAAAGCAGCTCTATCTGCTTGTGGATTTGAAGGAAATAGATCCTTCATCATTGAACTCATTTTGTAAAAGTCGTCTGCCATAATTACATCTTCACACAGTTATCTACAGTCTTGCCACCTTTTTTCTTGGTGCCCATACGCTTGTAGCCTTTCCAGCATACTTTGCCGTCAACGCCTTTTTGCTTTTCTTCGTCAAGTGTAGTGTAACTTGGATTACCGCACTCTTTACAAACACTTTGTTTTGCTTCGTGTAGTTTGTCCATTAGTCCTTTTTTGTAAGGATCTTTTATACTCTCGGCATGCATAGCAGCCATGTGTGCTTTGTATTTCTTAGTACCTTTTTTATGCGGACTTTTGCCTTCTGCAACTTTAGAATTGTTACAGTTACAATGTTCACAGTCTGCAGGGCATACACAATCTTCTCTTTTAACGTCGGCACCACAGCACTTGTCTGAACAATGTGTGTCCTTAGCTTCAGTTACTTCGTTAAAGCGTAAGTCATAATCTAATGAATGGAATACACTACTCATATAGTCAGCTGCTTTAGTAATCTTAGCCTGTTGCCAACCTTCAATACCTTCTGCTTCTGTAACTTTTTTCATCATGTCGTGTAGTTCGATAGCATACTTTGCAATCTTGTATAAGTCTGCACGAGCCATTTGTACTTCATGGTCACGTTCTGCCATGTCTGCTTTATCAGCCAGGCCTTCTTTAATGGCATTTACATAACGTGGATCGCCCTTCATTAATCTTTGGTATGCAACAGTATTCATTCTTTTATCTGCAGCAGTAACTTTCATCTTAGTAGTTTCATCATCTGGAGTAGTTATTTTTTTACCTAAAGCAGTTAATCCTTTACGTAATGCATCTGGATCTGTAAATTTACCAGTTTTGTCATAACCTTTTGCGAACCCTTGAGCAAATGCTCCTTTAGGTTTTTGGTTTGGATTTGTCTTAGCCATGTTATTGTGTCCTCTTAATTGCTTTCCCGCCCATGATATTATTTTTCATGTCAAGTGCGTTAATAGCGGTTCCGTCTTTATTTTTCTTTTGCGGTGCTACTGGAACACCATTTTTATCACGTTTTATCTTAGCGTTTGCAGCTATTGGATTAGCAACTGATGCTACGTTACCTGATGCTGTAGCACCCATTGTAGCATTTTCTGTTGCAAGTTTTGGATCTTCTTCTCCGGCTTTAGTAGCATAATCCCAAATCTTTTTACCACCGTATAGTATAGCAACAGCAGCTAACCCTGGAATTGCATACTTAGATGCAAATGCTACAACTTTAGCAAATCCTGAACCACCTAATGCAGCAGATACTTGATCTTTTATAGCGTCAATATTTTCTCCGCCTTTTCTTACTAGTTCGTCAATACCGTCACCAGCTTTCTTAGCAACATATGCGCCACCGCCTATTGCAGTAGTTGCTATTGGACGTTTAAGAAGTGTGTTAGCTGTACCAGTAGCAACTTTGCCAGCACCTTTAGCAACAACCTCAGCACCTTTTTTAGCTGCTGTTCCAGCTACTGAAGCTGCAGCGCCTCTTTGTGCAACTATCTTTGCACCTTGCTTTACTAACCAAGGACCAGCAATTCTTGCTCCTGCTATTATACTGGGTAATAATAATGCCGGTAACATTTCGTCAAGTTGTTCTTCGTTCTTTATTGATGTTATTTCATAAATTTTCATTTGTTAATCCTTGGTAGCGTTGTTATATGTATTTATGCATCTTTACGCTTATGTAAAATATCTTCTAAAACATTAGTAGTTGTATTTGTAAAAAAACGTGGCGCAACACTATGTACAATTATTGCTGGTACAAGCATCTGTAACTTAACCGCAGTTATAAGTGCGCCTTTCATATGTTGTAGTCCTGTTTCGTTCTTTGCTTCTAAGTGTAGTTTACATTGCCTGCTAAACATTACTTCTTGCCACCTTTCATATTAGCACACCAGTGGTACATTTTAGCACGTTCTCCACTAGCTTTTTTTGCTTTTGCTCTTAAACTAGTTACTGACCCATTACAACTAGCACCTGACTTCTTTACTCTACCAGGTCTGCTTTTGCCTTTTTTCTTACCATCAGCAAAGTTTTCTTTTATGTTTTCTACTACATCATCGATCATATGTACACGAGCATACTCTTCACCTACTAAACGTAATGCATCTAGTCTGTGATGTCCGTTAATTACTCTACCTTTACGGTCAATCTGTAGAGGAGCATAGTCGCCTTCTAATACACGTTCTAGTTGCTTTGTTAATTTTTCGTATGTTCTTTCTTTTTGTACACCACGTAACTTAGATATTTTAATTTTACCTAATGGACCTTGTGCCTTCATTTGTGGAGGTGCTTCTCCACCAGTTGGTTCATCGTCATAGTGTGCATCTTGATAACCTTGTGCATCTTGTGTTTTGTAACCAATACGATTAAGTTGCTTCATAAGATACTTCATTTCTTTAGCGCCTGCATATGGAGCAATCATTATGTCTGGCTCGTCCATATTTCCGCCTGCTGGAACATCTTTTAAGTTTGCTAAGTTTGTACCTACCTTAATAAAGTCGTATGCTGTGTCTGCTTTTGTAAGGAATGTATTTTTAGGATTAGCTAACATTTTGCCTTCTTCTACTGGCTCTTGCATATGCTGTTTAATATCTTTAGCTGTACGTTCAAACTTATGGTCTTTGTATTTAAACCCATAGCCGCCAGCTGCTTCCCAAGCATTAATATTAACGCCATAGTCATCAATTAATATATTAGGGGTGCCGTCCTTTGCTGTAGCAAATTGTGGTTTATTATGTGTAACAAATACTTCTTTAGGCGGAAAAAATGCTAGATTCTTTTCTACCCAAGTACGCTTATGTTTTTCTGAATTAGGATCATCTGCTAAAGGACTAGTACATATACTATATTCGCCTTTAACTTCTTTAATTAAATTAAGTAAATTCTTTGCTTCTGGTAATATAGGTAAACGTAACCAAAAGTCGTCAGTGTCTCGTATTTTCTGTAATGCATCGTTAATATCATGTTGCTTGTCAATATCTGTAAAATGATCAACTTGCATTAGTTTAGCCCATTCGCCAAAAAAGTCTGCAAGTACTCCGTCCATGTCTACGTATATTTGGGTAGAACTAGCAATTTCACCTAGTGCTTCTGCAAAATTTTTACTTTCAGTTATACCTAAGTTAAATGCAACATTAGTTTTAGAACCTTTTACTTTGCTAGGATGGTTTTGTGGACGTCCGTCTTTGTCTACTTTAAATCCAAACTTAGCTGCTTGTTTTGTAATTTCGTTAGGCCCTACATCAACAGTAGTGTTAACGCCTTTTACAATTCTTCCATCTTCAAAAAGTTCTCTAATTCTCATTTCTTTTTGCGTCCTCTAAATCCACCTGGCATATTTTGATTCATCATTTTTGGTTGACTGAACCATAATTCAAACCACTCTTTGTCACCAGGACGAATATTTTTATCACGCATTTTTTTTGCATTTGAATTTGCAGCATCGCTTATGTTTTCAAGAGTATATTCTGTGTAACCTTTAAATTCGTTAACACCGGCTAACTTCTTTATATACTCTAGATCATCCATTTACTTTGTACCACGTTTAGATTCATCTACAGGCTGTTTGTCTACTAATCCCATACCATCACGTACAGCATCATACATATCTTTAGCCAAAGCAGATCTTGGAACTCCTTGTGTAAATGCTTCTAAGTTTCCTTGAGCAGCTGCCGCTCTCATTTTACTTGCACTCATACCTTCTGCACCTTCTGCATCAGGATCACGTTCGCCCGCATTTATTACTGTAATACTATCAAAGTTATATTCTTTACCATTATAATCGTTAAACAGTTTATCAAAACTTTCTACACGATCTGAACCTGCTACATAAACAACATCTGTATATCCTAGTTTTTCTAGTAGTTGTAACATCTGTATTGGAGTACGTACTTGTGGATGCCCTACATTAATACCGGGAAAAAACTTTTTGGCAAAGTCTAATTTTACATCAAACGGTAATGGATTGTCTTTTGGTTTTTGTGTTTGGCTTAAGAAAATATAATGATCACCACTTTGACTTTTAATTTTATTAACAAGTTTTTCGTGTCCAATAGTTGGAGGATTCATTCTTCCAAATGCTGCTACAGCTATTTTCTTTGGAGCTTCGAATAGTTCTCTTAAGAGCATGATGATTCTGCCTTATACATTCCCTGTTTAATATTAGGCATTTCTTCAGAATATATTTTAGATACTATAGATCGTCTATCTTCTATTGGGAATAATGTTTTAGGATCATGTGGCAAATCATATTGATTGCAATAAGCATTACATGCATTATCAACACATGGGCCTATATCTTTATTAGGGTCACATTTTCCGTCGCTGTCAATTTTGTCTGATATATTAGCCATACATGGGAAAAATTGTTTACGATAAAACATAGGGTCATTACGCATAAAAATACATAAGTCTTCTATACTATCAAAATTTAATTTTGGCTCATCATTATCTGTAAATTCAAATATCTTCATACTACCATTTCCTACATGACCAGTAACGTGCTTTAGTACGCGGCCCTGGATTATCACAATTATGTCTAGCACGGAAACTTCTTCTACGTGCTGGATTATTCTTTTTAATCTTCATTGCTTTACCTTTGACACTACTTCCGCCGTGTCCAAAGTTAACTTTCTTTACGTTACCTGTCTTAGGATCTTTAACATAAACTTTAAACTTCTTAACATCGCCTTGCATAGGCTTGCCTAATTTAACTTTACGTCCTTGGTATTCTGCTTCGTCTATCGGGTCATCATCTTCGTTGTACCACATAACGCCGTATTCTTCATAAAATTCGTCATCGTCGTCATATGTTTCTTCGTCTATAGTTGAATCGTCGTTTGTGGATATTTCTATATCAAAGTCGTTATAACCTTGGTTAAAAACATATTCACTTAATTTTTGTGCAAATTCGTCGGCTTGTTCAGAGTTAAGTTCATCGGATAACGGCATTTCAAATATCGTAGCACCCTGATCTGATTCAAATACATAACTTCCTGGAAATACACTTTCATTTAAGCCTTCGCTTAGTGTATCTTGTTTTTCCATTACTACTCTTATAAAATGTTCCATGATGCTTCCTTAATGATTTAACAACATACTAGTAACTGTTCCGTCAGTCCATTCACTAATGTAGGCTCTAACCCATACATAATTGCCAGTAAAGTTAGTTGCAATTACTTTAGTTGTTTGTGAATGTGTTTCAGTGTAGACTGTAAACCAGTCTGCGTCAACCGGATTAACTGCAAGTGTGCCTTGTATAGCCACTATACCTGTAAATCCTGATATGTTATACTGTACTGTATGTAAGCCGTCTGCACGGCCATAATAACCGTCGCCTTTAAACTTTTCACCTGTGTGAGATTCTATTGTACTGTCACCAGGGTGTGATTGATTAGATAATATTGTTTCGCTCTGTGCCATGTAAGTATTTATCTAAAACATTACATAGCGACAATTTTATCAATTCGGCGAATATTACTTAAAAATAAGTTAATTAGGCCTAGAGTTTTTTCGTCTCTAACAAAGAAGTAAAATCCGTCCACATAGCTTTTACGTTCACAGGATTCAAGTAAAATAGGACCTGCTTTTATTAGATTAGGATTATTTTGTGCGAATTTGGCAAATTCTGGACTACCTTTGCTTTTGCCCATAGTAACTTTATATTCGTATCCTGGATACGAATCAGATATCAAAACATTAGGTTTTAGTTTATCAATTTGTAATGGACTAGGTTCCCAGAACTCTAACACACAGTTTGGATCTACTGAATGTTTAATTGTTGTAAGCCATTCTTTAGAATTAGCATAGATACTCATTTTGGATAGTTCAATCCTTAATGTATAATCTTCAAAATTATAAAGTAATCTAATTAACTTCTTAGCATCAACAAAGTTAGTTACAGATACCGGCTCTACTCTACGCATCCTTTGTACAGCAAGAGGTTTTCCTGCTTGTTCCGCACTATCTAACCTATCAAGTATTTTCCTTGCATAGGTTAGATTTTTATTACGAAATATACTTGATAAACCGTTTGTGAATACTAGTTTGTAAACGTATTGGTCGTAAAAGAGTTTAGTTGTGTCATAGGTTCTCAACAGTCGATTCCTCTAATACGTTTAGAGAGACCTCACCTTTTACAATGTCAATTGTTACAGTTCCACCGCTTTTAAGTTTACCAAATAACAATTCTCGTGATAAAGGTCTTTTAATTTCTTTATCAATAACACGTTGTAATGGTCTAGCCCCCATTTTAGGATCAAATCCTTTATCTACTAAGTAGTCCAATGCTTCGTCTGTAATGTTAATAACAACGCCCTTGTCTTTTACCATGTTCTTAAGTTCAACAAGGAACTTGCCAACAATTTTCATCATCACAGGCTTACCAAGTTTGTTAAACGTAATTACACCGTCAAGTCTATTTCTAAACTCTGGAGCAAAAAACTTCTTCAACTCGGTATCTTCGTACACTTCTTCTTGTTCATCACCGAATCCAATAGAATTCTTTTCTGCTTGTTTAGCACCTAAGTTAGTTGTAAGAATAATGATACTATTTCGTGCATCTGCTTCCTTACCATTTGACCCTGTAACTTTACCGTTATCCATAATCTGTAACAATATTTGCGATACATCTGGATGTGCTTTTTCTATTTCATCTAATAGTAATACACAGTTAGGATTTTCTTGCAATTTTGTAATTAGTAGACCTGCATTTTCTTCATGGCCTACGTATCCTGGAGGTGAACCAATTAATTTTGCTACAGCATGTTTTTCTTGATATTCACTCATATCAAATCTAACAAGTTTTACACCTAATTCATTTGATAGTGCTTTTGCTGTTTCAGTTTTACCAGTACCAGTTGGACCCATAAACACAAATGACCCTACTGGCTTATCTTCCGGTTTTAGTCCTGCTTGGCTAACAAGTATCTTGTCAACAACTTCATCAACAGCAGTGTCTTGTCCGTATACAACTTTCTTAATATTTTTATCTAGATTTCCTAAGTTACCTGATTCTCTCTCAGCAACTTGATCAACTGGAAGACCAATCATCTTACTAAGCTCGAACTGTACTTCTTCTTGACTAACTGTGCGTTCGCCTTCGGGTGTATTAGATAATTTAAATCTTGAACAAGCAACATCAAGTAAGTCAATTGCTTTATCAGGTAATTTTTTATCTGATTGATATTTTACACTAAGTTTTACAGCCGCTTCGATTGCATCATCAGTAATAGTAGTTGCATGATAGTCCTCATAGTATTTCTTAATACCACGTAAAATATCTTTAGTAACTTCATTACTAGGTTCGTCAATTGTTACACGCTGGAATCTACGCATTAATGCACGATCCTTTTCAAAGTACTTACGATATTCTTCCCAAGTAGTTGATGCAACAACTTTAATGTTACCTTTAGCAAGAGCAGGCTTTAGCATGTTTGCTAAATCATTAGCACTATTGCTACCTGCAGCACCTGCACCGCTCATCATATGAGCTTCGTCGATAAACATAATTGTTTTACCTTTGCTTTTCAACCCTGTTAGTACAAGTTTAAATCGCTCTTCAAAGTCACCTCTGTATTTTGAACCAGCAAGCATAGAACCAATGTCAAGATTATAAACACTAAATTCTTTTAAGAAGTCTGGTACATTATCATTAACAATGTTATATGCAAGTCCTTCGGCAATTGCTGTTTTACCTACACCAGGATCACCAACCATTAGTACATTATTCTTACTTCTACGACCAAGTGCCAACGCAAGTGATTCTAGTTCTTCAGCTCTACCTATAACAGGATCAACTTTATTTTTTCTAACATCGTCGTTTAAATTTGTAGTAAATGCACGTAGAGCCTTTTGTGCTGCTCCACTCATTTCTTCATCTTCGTACTCTGCTTCAAATTCTGAATTAATATATTCAGCAAATTTTTCTTTAGTAATTCCTACTTCTTCAAGATAGTATGTAGCCATAGATTTCTTTTCACTAAGTAGACTTAGCATAACATCGGGAAGTGTAATCTCTGGACGTCCACTAAACAGTACTTGTGTAAATGCTCTATTAAGAACACGTTCTACTGACGAAGTTTTCTTTGGCTTATATTTTGTTTCTTCGGTTTTAATTTCGTTAAGTTTTTCTTTAAGATAATGTTCTAAATTAGCCTTTACAAAATCCGGATCAGCACCGTATCCTTGAACAGCATTATAGAAATTTTCTGAACAAAGCATAGCAAACATGATATGCTCTAGTGTAACATACTCGTGCTGAAGCGACTTAGCATCACTAATTGCTTTATCAAAAACTAACTGTAGCTCTTTACTTGGTTCA